ATGCTTGAATCCCGCCTTCGCCATAATGGGGATGAACTTTGCGCAGGCGGCCATGTCGATTTCACCGGCCACTTCATCGACAAAACCCATTTCGAGGGCTTCGTCGGCCGTCAACCACGTTTCGGCGCTCATCAGATTGTCGATTTCCTTTTCGTCTTTTTTGGTTTTGGATATGTAGGTCGTGGCTATCGAGGAATTAACTTTATCCAGTTTTTCAGCAAAGTCCCGCATATCGTCGGAGTTGCCGTACACCATGCCGGATGCCTTATGGATCATGAACAGGGCATTTTCGGCCATGATCACCCTGTCACCAGCAAGCGCGATGACTGAGGCAATAGAGGCCGCCAGTCCGTCAATGTAAGTGGTCACGTTCGCCGGATGCTGTTTAAGTAAATTGAAAATCGTTATTCCGTCAAAGACAAGTCCGCCGGGAGAATTAATATGAAGGTCGATTTGTGAGGCTTTGATGTCGGATAGTTCCTTCTGGAATCCCTTTGCGGTAATCCCGCCGCCCGACCAGAAGTCCTCGCCGATCTCTTCATAAATCCAAACTTCCGCCCTCTCTGCCTTATCGATAATCTCAAACCATTTCTTCATGGTTTTTTCCCTCCTTGTGTATCGTCTGGTACCGTTCCTTTCTCCGGCGGTGCCGGTGCAGGAGCAACGGGCGGCTTACCGGCATATTCAAGACTTGTCATATTCAGCGGCACGAGATGAATATTGCCGCCCTCAACCGGGTCTTTGTCTTCCAGTTCACGCACTTCATTGATTGAGAAAACGCCACGATCCAGCATCACCGTGTAAAACGCCGCACGGCTGGCTGCATCCCCGCGCAATAAACCTTCAACGCTGTGTTTGAAGTAGTATCGCCCGCGCCCGGACAGATCGCGGTCATACTTGTCGAGTATCTGTAAGTTGTAGTTCTGTTCGAGTCGGACCAGCCACGGAAGGATAGAATCGGTTACGAACGAAATCTGCTCCGATTCGATATTGTTAAAAGATGATTTGGTTAAGTCTTTGATTTTATGCGGGGGCAGATTAAACCAACGGGCAACCTCTGTCACGGCGAATTGACGGCTTTCTAAATATTGCCCGTCCGTGTTTGGGATTGTCACCCGTTCAATTTTCATCGCCTCTTCCAACAGCATAAGGCGGTTGGATTGTCCAAGGCCATAGTAAGCCGAGGTCAGGGCTTCCCGAAGTTTAGCGGGGTCTTTTAATGTGCCGGGATGGGAAACGATAACGCCGGGATGCGTCCCGTTTTCGTAGTATTTCGCGCCGTAAGATTCCATCGCCATGCCGAGGCCGAATGACTTGCGGGCCATCGCCACGACTGAATAACCCTGGAATCCGTCAAAGCCGAGGCCGGGAATATGCAGAACCTTTTCACGCGGCAAAACAACGTCCGGCTGGTTGCCCATGTTGATCGTGTAATATACTTTCCCGCTTTCCATTCCGATGGAAACGCGGTTCGGCGTTATCGGCCAAAGTTCGACAACTTCACCGTAGCCATTGCGGACGATTTCGGCGTAACCGTTTCCCCACAGCAGAACGTGGGCCATGATTGCCTCACGGAAAGCCATGGCTGTCATGAAGGGGTTTGGGGAATCATGCAGAACGCTATAAACCGTTCTTTCGTCGGCGATTCGTTTTTTGTCGCCTTTTTTCTGCATGAGGTGAAGCGGGAGAGCGCCGATTGTACCGGAGATAAGAGAGACTGCATTGTAAACTGCTGAATTGGTTAGGGCTGTTTCTTCTGTGACGGTTTCACCGGCAACGGACGTGCCAGCTAGATTCCAGATAGACGAAGACCACGCCTTAGGGTCGTTTAACCCCAACGCCTTTAAGTAACCGATGGCCTGCTTGAATCTGTTTAGTAAATTCAATTCGTCTCACATAAGTGTAAGTGCAAAAACTTAACTTCTGTGATTGCAGAATATCTTATGATTAAGATTTTTAGAAATAACGGATGGAAAATAATGTGCTATATGGAAGCATCGGACAGTTTGTTATTCCAAAGGTGTAAGTTTATTTTTTAACCGGCACGTTTCAACCGATTCACGCGGAACGCGAATAACACCGCGATACTTTTCCGCAACTAAAATGCCATGCTCAATCCATAAATAAACCGTTGACCGGGCGACACAAAAATAAGCCGCCACTTCGTCAACACGCAACAGTTCTTTGTTCGGCAATGATGTCATTTCAAAAGTTCCCCGCAGTCTTTACATATCAATACCGGCTGTTGTGCGGTCAATTCCTGTCCGGTAGGCGACACCAAAGCCGACACGGTATAAACGGCAATAACCGGCATGAAATACTTGCATCCGCAATCGCATACCCTCGGCGTCGCGTTCTTCAAGTCAACCTGTATCTGCTGCCCCGGCGCCAACGTCTTCATTTGTGGTTCCTTGCCTCCAAAATATCTCTTAACTTCGCCCATGATTTCTCCTTAGAATGCCAGCCTTTGCTTGATTTGTTCGTCTGTCAGGTCGTTGTAAATGGATAGGACGGCGCCCTTCGTGAACATCGCCCTTCCCCAACTCATAAACATCGCCACCATGCCGTCAATCTTATCCACTGCCTTTTCCTTATCAGGCGCGAAGTTCCCGTTTGCGTCTTTACGCGCCACAAGGTTATCCGCGTTCCATCTCAATACCGGATGGCCGCCATGCCTGATCTGCCCGGACATGAGTTTAACCAGTAGGTCTTTCATTGGCTCATTGAATGTCTTCGGCCCCTGCCGACACTCCACCATCTGAAAGCCGCCATCGTATCCCGACGGATTCAGTTCGTTCATAATATCGGTAGCCGTAGCCTGGGCATTCCATGAGTCGAAGCCTATTTCCCGAAGGTCATATAATTTCGCCGCCTCGAATATGTCTTTCTTGATCCAGTCATAATCGACTACATTCCCCGGCGTGGCCGTGATAAATCCCTGCTTCGACCAGATGTCATAAGGCACCTTATCCACGCGCGCGCGTTTCAAGATCCCCTCTTCAGGGCAATAGAAGTGAGCAAGGCAGTCATACGGATCACCTTCGTTTACCGGCGGGAAAATCAACACAAATGCCGCTAGGTCGTTTTTAGACGCAAGGTCAAGGCCGCCATAGCAAGGCCGCCCTTTAAGCGATTCCAGGTCAATAGGTGCATTGCAATTATCCCATTTGTCCATAGGAATAAACCGCGAAAGGCTTTTAATGGGAATATTAAGCCGAAAACGGAGGAAGTTCTGGAAGTCGGCGGGATCGTTCTTCGCCTCTTCATAGTCCTGTCTGATTTTATCAAGGGTGAATATCTGCCCCAGGGACGGATTGACACGTTTCCAAAGTTCCTCGTCCGCCGGATCGTCTTTCTCGGGATCAGCCAGATACAGGACGGGAAGAAAGCGAGGGTCTTCAATTATCCCGGCCTTGACTTGTTGCGCCCTGGTGCGGAGTTTCCACCAGATTGAATTTTTGTCATAGATGCCGGCGGTGGTCATGGCAAATACAAGTTGCTGCGATCTGGCATAATCCGTGCCGGATGTCAGAACATCCCAAAGTTCTGAATTTGGTTGTGAATGGATTTCGTCAAATAGAATGGCGCTGGGTGAAATACCATGCTTGGTATAACTTTCAGCAGATAAGACCTGATAAAATCCGTTGTTTTTGGGATAGATGATCCGCTTGCGCGAGTCCAGTATCTTGCAGACTTTTGATAGGATAGGGCTGTTGCGAACCATCGCCGCCGCCGCGTTATAAATCAAACCGGCCTGTTCACGATCCGCCGCCGCGCCGTACACTTCCGGAGCGCCTTCACCATCAGCGCAAAGCATATAAAGTGCAATCGCCGCACCAAGTTCCGAATTATGGGTAGGAATCATTCCTAGACCAGCAAGATAAAGATGAGAAGGTGAGTCAACCATAATACATTTAGTGGGGATGCTTTCAACTTCATTAATTTCAACAATCCGTCTGCGTCTGCTTGTAATTTTGACGTCTTTAAGATTATTTAATTTTCTCTTTAATTTAAATGGGGGCGTTTCTTTTCTTCCAAAATAAGAGATGCGGTATGCCTTTTTACATTTTTTCCCGTTAAGTGTTGGGATTTTTTCTGTAATAGAATTTGGGGCATAACCAAGGGATATAAGAAGTTCAAAAACGCCATCAATGATATTTTTATTTAT